TTGTACGGCAGACATTACCTTAAGAGTACGTTCCATAATTGCTAATGTTGTTCCAACAGGCGCATTAGCACTCATATCAGAAACCTGCATATCAGCAGTGTTAGCAAAACGACGACCTTCTTCTACGATCTGATTTAACAACGCCATCAATGTTTGACTTGGCTCCTTGTATGGGAGCGTCATGATGTTGTCTTTCATCGTACCGCTTGGTACGTCTACATCACGGAATTCACCTGGGGCAATCGGGGTATCGTCACCTTTGACTCGCAAGCCACGGGTCTTAAAGCCGCCTGGCAAGTTTGCGAGTGACCCTGCGTCAACCAACTGGCGGATAAGGGAAGTACCAGATTTAGCATAAGCGCCGATAAGATGGATAAGACCAAAATGATAGAAACCAAAGCCAGGAATATATCCGTAGTGAACAAAGTGCTGACGCTTTTGATAAGTTTCGTCTTCAGGGTTCCAATTACGTCTGATAGCAAGAACATTAGTCGTTCCTTTCTCAATAGTAACTACATAAGGTAGACCTATACCGGTCTCTTCGCCCTTAGAGTTAGTGTGCTCAAAACCTGGAAGATCCAAGTTCACGTGCATCTCAAGAAGTTTGTACCTGTCATCAGTCGTGGCTTTGAAGCCAAGCTTTTCAGCTATCTTCTTCTCAACTTCATCTAGTATGTTTACTGGATCGCCTAAGTCAATATCACGGTAGAACCCATCAATCTGTAACTTCTTAACCTCATTTTCATTTTTGCGCATTACGTGCGTTACACGTTCTGCAGCAGCTAATGATGCTGCGCCGTAAGGAACCACGATATCTTCGGCTGGTACAAACATAGCTACTTGACGGTTTAAGTTAGGATCAAAGTAAACTTTCTTGAACGCATTACCTGCTAAACCTAAACCCCATAACATTCTTTCTGTTTCAGGGCGGTACTCCTGCATGACATCAGTTAACTGATAGTTCATGTCATCTTGCACACGTTGTGCTGCTTCTTTTTTCTCTGGAGTTTCTTTACCGACGATCTGTGTCTTTACCGGCCCTGCGGAAGGAAATATTGACATCATTGTTTCAGCTTGGAACTTCACAATCGCTTCGGACAAGAGTGGGTGATATACACCGCAAGCCCCTTCCCAAGGTTCTGTGCGCTCTTCAATCTTTAGACCAAGTAGTTCTAGACCATCTACGTATGTTTGTATCCAGTCTTTACGTGCGCTAATATCGGCATCAAACTCCCCGATTAAATCACCAGCAATTTCAGCAAGAGCGCCATCGTCAATATACTCGGCTAAGTTAGCATCAAACTTATCAGCACCTTCTTCTTCCTCATCGCCCGGCTCTATAACAACCTCGAGTCCATCCATTCCGATGGTTACACTTTCAGGATCTTCAATCTCGATCTCAAGTGGGGCTTCTTGCGCAGCCAACTCGTCTATACCTACGGGAGCTTCGTAAAGTGCTTTATCAATATTAGTTGCCATGTTCAATCTCTCTTAAAAAATATGCAAATGCTGGTCCGGGAAAATCTCCCTCATATAAACCAACAATTTCGAATTCACCTACTATAGTTTCTCTAAAAACCTTAGCTTCTTCGAGTGTCTTAAAGCCTTTGCGTAACTCATTCATTAGTAGTAACCTTTATGCTTCTGTGACCTAAACATCTTAATATCTTCCGGTTCATCGGTTGGTAATCTAATAAACCCACCTTGTCTGTACCGCATTAATGCCATTACCGTTGAGTCAACCAAGTCATCATGGCTCATAAACGGAAATCCTGCAATTTCTTCCACTACTTCTTCTGCCCAACGAGTCTCCGGGACCCATACAAGTCCGGATTTTATGATATCGGCTACACTATTAAGTCTAGCTAGCTTATCTCCGCTACCTCTATGCGGTGTATATTCCGAAACATTCACCCCTGTACGTCTTAATTCTTGATAAAGAGCCGTTCCTGCAGACTTCTTCTCAACAATAAACGCATCTGGGTCCCATTCTCGGTACTCATTGAGCGCTAAATCCTTTAATTCAGGGAATTCTACCCGTTTTTTGATAGAATTTAACAAAATTATGTTGTGATTTTCTGTTTCTTCATTGTAAAACACTCCCCACGTTGTCAGCGCAGTATAATCGGCCCGATTATGTGTTTCTGCAGCAGCATCTAAGGACATAATGATGTATTCACAGTCCGGTGGACTCTCTTTTTTCCACCAATTCCACCATTCTCGCTTTACAACACTCGCTTCTTCGGCGGTGGGGTTTTGTTGGTATTGAGCGTTCCACTGGAACAGTGGCATAGAAGCCTTAGTTTTACGCAAAGCGGGTAATGGCATCCACTCAGGCCACAAGGCTCGTTCATCTTCTGTATTTTCGTTAAAAATTGCTGGAAACTCGACGACTTCATATTGATCCGCTTCTTCATTCATGGACATGTCACGTACTACTTTACCCGTTAAGTCGTCCATATGCCAGCGAGTTTGCACAATAGCCACTCTACCGCCCGGCATTAGACGGGTACGAGCACCATAAGTGAACCATTCGTAGGCTTTATCAAAAACGTCGTAGTTTCCGTTAATTATGTCCTGTTCGTTATGAGGGTCGTCAACCAAAAGTAAGTCCGCCCCACGACCAGCAAGGGCAGAACCAACACCACAAGCATAATACTCCCCGCCAGCATTAGTATTCCAACGCCCAGCAGACTTGTTATCTGCCGCAAGAGAGACTGTTGGAAAAATCTGTTTATATTCAGGTTTGTCAATTAAGTTCCTCACTTTCCGTCCAAAGTCCACAGCAAGGTCGGTTGTGTGGGAAACCATTAGTACCTTCTTATCAGGGTATTTACCTAGAAACCACGCTGGAAAGTAGATTGAAACTAACTGGGATTTACCGTGTCTTGGTGGTATATTGACACATGCACGGTCTTTCTTATTCTCTGCGATATCCATTAGAATATTCGCCAAAACCCGGTGGTGTTTACCCACTTTATAGTCGGCTTGCATTTTTTTACAGAAGTAGATGAGATCATCCCGGCATTGCTGGGAGTCTCTTCGTTTCTCCAGCTCATCCGTTACTTTCAGTAGTTCGGCTGCTTCTTCTGCGGAAAACGAGTCAATATTATCAAACAGGAACTGCAGTTCACTGTCCGTGAGGTTCGTAAGATCGCTCAATACTTCACTCATCTTTAGGTGGCTCTTCCTTCTTTAGACCCATTTCTTCATCTAAGTCTATTGTTTCACCATTAATCACCACGTCTTCTATCTCATCTGGAAGCATTAAACGTCGTATTTTTGCACGTAGCGACGCAGTGAGGTCCTGGGTAGACTGCTGGTTTATGGTTACTTCCGTCTTCTCAGTAAATAATCCAACATCCGTAATCTTACCTAATAACTCCAATGCCCGGATGCGGATCTTGGGGTCATCGTTGCCTGATTCTAATAAGAGCTTGTTTGTTACTAGTAAGCGGATCTGAACGGCACTATCTACTACCCGCACTGAGAACTCATCTAATAGTGACTTTACCTCACCATATGTAGCGGGCCGCATCTGCGATGCTTTTTTAATCAATACTTTGTTAGCCTGTGTTTCGTTTTCGGCAATGTTATAGACGGTTCTTTCCGCCACAGCCTTATCTTCCTCTGTGGGGGTCATGTCTAATTCTAACAACTCTGCGGTTTTACACGCAGCATCTGCTCGTTCTTTGAAGTTATCCAGCACCGGATTGTCTTCGGGTAGTGGAATAGATACGTCAGGTTCAATTTGTAGTTGCATCGGGTCCAGGTCCAGACGTTGATGATGGGACGATTATATATTAAGTTTTTATGGTGTGGTTGTTTTTGTGCTGCCCGGGTTGCCCAGGTTTTTATTTTATTTTAATTACTGACCCCCAGACAACATCAATAACTAAAAGGACTTCGGGCCGAAAGTTCCCGAACGGGAAATAAATATTTGTGGGGCTAGGTACTTAAAAAAGTGAAGGGGGGTGTTCTCGCAGGTAAGTATCTGCTTACCCCCCGTTTTATTAAAGAAGTCTTTATTTAGTTTTAGCTGTATTAAAGAACTCTTTAGTTGATGTGAGCACGGAGTTAATCCAGAACTCATTTACTTCTTTAATACGTGCTGCTAATTCTTCAAACTGCTTAGTCTGTTTAGTGAAATCAAACATGATAGTTTCCTTTAAAGTTAGTGAGGTTCCGTTTGGGAACCTTTTGTGTAGTATATCACACAATTGTTGCACTGCAACATGCCTTATTAAAGAAGCTTTAAGTGGGTTACGGATTTATTAATGAGTCTTTTAATATGTATAGTATTTGCGGTTTTGTAGACATATTTCCAAGATATGTGCAGTTTTGTCGATATTTTATACATGTTGTTGGGTTTATATGCAGAGTTGTTGACATTACTTTTTCTTACACTTACACACTTTTCTTTACAATCCGGCGTTTTTGTAAAGTTTTTATATTTTGTTTTATTAAAGTTTCATGCATTTTTTTGTTGTAAGTTCTTGATATATAAAATTTTTTTGCCTAGGTACTTAAAAATGCATGGGGGGTAGTTCGTTTTGTTGTGTCGGAGACTAGGTATTTTTTATGACTTTGAAAAACACGTGATTGATTGTGCGTAATAGCAATACATGTAGTACACGGGACTCCTAAGCTGTAGCGTTGCCATGGGGGGTCGGTTTTTGCTGGTTGGATGTAAGGTTACATCTAATTGTTGTAATCTATAACATATTGTGGTAAACTTTAGTTAATGGATCGGGGCAATCGCTCACGACATTATTATGTGAAGGAATCAAAATGAAACAAGTTAAGACAATCAACGCAATCGACAATGTAGTTAAGTCATTGGCTAATACTGAGCCTACTACTCCTACTATTTTAATGAGCGATAGCACTAAGACCTTATGGGTTGATTACGCTAAGGTTTACAAGGGTGGTGAGGAAACTAAAGCAATGCTAGTAGATAGCTTATATGCTGATGGGGTTAAGTCTTACCATATTGTAGGTAATAAGGATGAAGATAAGAGCCTAGTTGCATTGCGTAACCAAATCATCCAGTTAATTATTAGTGGTGATAAGGATGATGCTAAGCTATACAATGCCGAGCCTAAAACCTTAGGTCTTACAATGCAAGCCCTACAAACTACTCTCAAGACTAAAACCATTCCTACTATCATCGGGAATATTAAAAAGGCTTTGGCAAGTAGGGAAGCCAATGTAGGTAAAGAGGGTAAGGCAAAGCCTAAGACTAAAGAGCAAATGGCAAAGCAATCATTACTAGCTTTTATTAAGTACGCTAAAGAATCCAAAAATTGTTGGGAAGGATTCAGTAAAGATATCGAAATGGCTCAGTCATTCTCAGTATTAAAGCAAATCAAGTAATCACCTAGTAACATCTTAACCACCCTTCGGGGTGGTTTTTTTTCGCTCTCATTTTGTGGATGTAACCTTACACCTAAACATCTTAACACCTAGGGTTTACCCCATGATACCAGTGACTTGAAGTAGCGTGAAGCATAGGGTGAAATGTTAATACGTGGATTGTTCTCGGCGCAGTCTAACTTTTCCTCTCAACATACTAAGATGTAAAGTTACATCTAATGTTCTCACTATGAAACCAGTGACTTGAAGTAGCGCAAAGCACAGGGTCGTACAAACCCTTAAGGGTTAACCCTAATTTGTTCGCAAAGTGCTTGTAATGTTCTTTGTATTGTTCGCCCGCAGAGCCTTATAGAATGGGATTTGTTCGTAATGTTCGTAATGTTCGCACAAAAAAATGTCTACCTCTACTTTTTAAAACTTTTTTAAATATTTTGAGAAAGAGAGGCTCACTTCAAAATGTTGCTAATGAGCAAAACAGCCCGAACATTACGAACATTCGAACAGATTCAATTAAATCAACTACTTACAGATATACCTAATAGAACTTATTAAGAACAAATTAGAACAAATTAACTTTAATAATATATATAAGTCTTTACTAATACCTACCACGCTTTGATACCGTTTACTTGACTCTACGAGGTTATGACAGTATAATATATGTATGGGCTGGAGAATTGCAGTTCATGTTTTAGTTCCAACAATCGGATGTAAGGTTACATCTAATCAACAGGAGAAACACTATGCAACAAGTTAAGACGTACACACCCCGTTGTATGCAATGCGGAGAACAATACCCGCTAGCACGGATGAAGCTAGGTTATGCCTTCTGCCTAGACTGCGGTGACGAAATCGCTAAATCCCGTAAGTTCACCATCGCCCCGTTAAACAAGAGCAACTATGTCTGCATTACCGACATCACCATGCTCAAACAACTTAACCCTAAGAGAACGATATGAACCACAGGATAGACTTATCTAAGATAGTCGAGCCAGCATGGTTAAAGGTAAGCGCATCGAACGCATGCTTGAACAGTCGGGATTTAATGGAGATATTTAAGTTACACAAAGCTACGTTTGAAAACTTGATTAAAACTGGGCGGTTTCCACCCCCTGATGCGAAAGGGTTTGTGACCCATACCGATTTTGGTGTAACAAGGACACACAGTCGCCAATGGAGAGTATCAACAATTAGGAAGTTTTTTAAGGAGATGAAACATGAGGAAGTATAAAAGTAGGTGCAGAGAAAACCTGATCGAGCAAGCGAACAGTAACTCATTGATGCAGTTATTAAAAGCTACGGACATGAGCCTCGAGCGCAAGCAAGAGTTAGTGAAAGAACGTAACGAGTTCTTATTTATCTTTGGGGAGAAGTTAGAAGTGCAAGGTAGTAGTGACTATGCAACATACATTAACAAACTTTATCTAGGAGATTGAGATGGGCAACTTACCACGTATTAACTATCAAACCGATGATGCCTTAGCACAATGGCACAAGGAGAAAACCAAAAGCAATATGTCCGAAGCATTTAGGGATGCCGACTATGCCACAGGATTATGGCGGTGTGAGTCTGACTGGGACAGAACCAAGGAACAACTTGGGTGGATATTGATGTGGATAGGCACGTTAGGTGCGCTGTATCTGTTAGGTGTTTGGGCATCAAAGGTGTTGCCATGAATATCGGACAGATTAAAAGAATTGGTAGACAAACCTACTGCATCATTGGGTGGACAGATTACGACGTAACCTTACAGAGTATGGATGAGGAGAAGTATATCGTCGTGATGCCACGTACCCGCCTCGGTGGTCTAAAAACTGGACAGTAGTAGCAGAGTCTTGTATAATATATTATAGAGTGGTAGATCGTAGTTAACATTAACAACAGGAGAATCATCATGAATCACGTAATCGGAAGTAATGTTACATCAGGAGTATCAATCCCCAGTATCAGTAGTAGTGCGATGCTGGTTGAGTTAAACATTAGCACGTGGACAGGGCGCAAGCTAGACAAGATCGTTAGTGCCGAGATTGACGCACGTAAACAAACGACCACAAGGGCGGGTAACTATAACAAGAAGCTCTTTGCTGACGAGCCGACATTCGATGCGATCAGTAAGTTTGCGGGTAACGCACGGACATTTCATTACCATGCGACGATGCCTTGGTCTGATAGTGGTCTGCGCTTACTAACAACAGCCATGTATTTTGAGTACCACAAGATGATCTCTCAGATGGAGATGGACTTTAGTGGGTTGATTGACGAGTTTATCAATGACTATCAGAACATGGTACTACGGGCAGAGCACAAGCTAGGCGATATGTTTGACGTGCTAGATTACCCTGACCCTGACAGTCTGCGGGACAAGTTTAGGTTCTCGGTGAAGTTCTCACCTGTACCTGACGTAGGCGATTGGCGGGTCGACATTGGCAACGATGCACGGGAAACCCTACAGATGTCATACCAACAGGCATACACAGCGAACCTTGAACAAGCATACAAAGATGTTTGGGATAGAACGCATGATGCCCTGACCAATATGTCAGCCAAGCTAGCGGGTAATAACAAGCAGATATTTAGGGACACTTTGGTAACCAATGTGAAGGAGATGATTGACTTGCTAGACAAGTTCAATATCACAGGCGATGCCAAGATGCGCCAAGCGAAGGTCAAGATTCAGAGTGCCTTATCAGGGGTAACACCTGACGCATTGCGTGAGGATGATGAGTTCCGCTTAGATACTAAGCAGAAGGTAGACGATTTATTAAAAGAGTTTTCGTGGTAATCGGAAGTAACTTTACATCTAAACAGGAGAATTAACATGAGCAAGACAGCAATGACAGCAGAACGTATGTATGAGCAATCCTTGGATGAGGTGGTTGATTCCATCCTCGCTACGGGTGACAAGATCACTACCCTAGTACAGGGTCACATGGGTACAGGTAAATCATCAATCCTTAAGATGTTGGCACAGAAGCTACCATCGCATATACCCTGCTATTTCGATTGCACGACCAAGGACTTGGGCGATCTGATGTTGCCGAAAATACTGCGTGACGATAGTACCGATGACTATGTGAAGTTTGTACCCAACGAAGAAATGGGGCTACATCATGGTAAGCCAATCATCCTCATGATTGACGAGTTTGGTAAGGCTAACCCAATGGTCAAGAATGGCATGATGCGTGTGATGTTAGAGCGTACCTTTGGTACTAACAAGCTACCTGAAGGGTCTATCATATTTGCGACCACTAACTTAGGTAGCGAGGGTGTAGGCGACTTACTCATGCCCCATCACCGTAACCGTATCACCGTAGTACGTATGAAGAAGCCAACAGCAATGGAGTGGATAGAGAACTATGCGTTCAATGCGGGTATCCATCCGTCTATGATTATGTGGGTCAAGGAAGAAGGCGAGCGATTGTTTCAGTCATTCGAGGATGTAGAGAAGCCCGATGATGACGTAGGTGGTAACCCTTACATCTACCATCCCAAGGCACAACGACCATCGTTTGTAACTCCAAGGTCATTGGAACTGGCATCTCATTGGCTGTGGGCTAAGGACAAAATCTCAGGAAATTCCTTGCAATCGAATCTGATTGGCACGATTGGCGCACGGGGTGGGTCTGATCTGCGTAGCTACATCGAGCTTGTAGACCAACTACCTAAACAGGAAGATATTAAGACAAACCCTACCACTGCCAAGATACCAGAATCCGCATCAGCAATCATGATGGTCGTATATCGTGCGCTTGCAACCATGTCTAAGGAATTCGTAGACCCGTGGATGACGTATCTTAATCGCTTAGATGGCGAGGCACAGGGCTTTTTTGCTATGCAAGTGCGTAACCCAAGGTATCAGAAGCAAGGTGTAGTCATGACCAATAAGAAGTTTACCGATTGGTGTATGGCTAACAACTATATGTTTACTGCGGATAAGAAGTAACTTTACATCCAACAAGGAGAAATCATGTTAGCAATAGGTAAACAACTAACTGCCGAGCAACGTCTACGCAAGGCAACTACTGACATCATTGGTCACCCTGACTTTGTAGCATTGACGGGTGTGCTGATGGTGGGTAGTAAGAAGATAGACGATGACGTACCAACTGCGTGTACTAACGGGCGAGATGAGATATATGGTCGAGCCTTTGTAGATAGCCTGTCCGATGCAGAGTTTAGATTCTTGGTATTGCATGAGTGTTATCACAAGATGTACAAACACCTTACTACGTGGCAGAACTTACATAAGATCAGCGCACAACGGGCGAACCATGCGTGTGACTATGTGATTAACCTGAAGCTAGCCGAAACCGATGCGGGTAAGACGGGGTGGATTCGTATGCCTGATGGTGGGTTACTGGATATTAAGTATCAGGGTATGGACTCTCAACAAGTATTCAATCTGCTAGATGGTCAGGATGACGACGATGATGACGGTGATGGTAGCGGATATAACCCGTTTGATGACCACGATTGGGAAGGTGCGAGCAAGCTAACCGAGGAAGAAACCAAGGAGCTAGCCCAACAACTAGACCAAGCGATTCGCCAAGGTTCAATTCTTGCGGGTAAGGTCGGGTCGGGTGGTAACCGTGACATCGGTGAGTTATTGCAAACCAAGCAGGATTGGCGGGAGTTACTGCGTGACTTTGTGACAACAACTTGTGCTGGTAAGGACTACTCAACGTGGAAGAAACCTAATCGTAGGTATATCGGCATAGATATTCTGATGCCTAGCAGTATCAGCGAATCAGTCGGTGAGATCGTAGTCGGCATTGATACGTCAGGTTCTATTGGTAATGACGAACTTAACTCATTCCTAGCTGAGATCGTGGGTATCTGCGATCAGGTTAAGCCGAGCAAGATTCGCCTGATGTATTGGGATACGGAAGTATGTAGTGAAGAAGTGTATCTCGATAACGACTATGTGAACTTAGTGCAGTCAACTAAGCCCAAGGGTGGGGGCGGTACTGACCCTGAATGTGTGCCACGTTACATGAATGAGCATGGGATTAAACCCGAGGCAGTTATTATGCTGACCGATGGGTATGTAGGGTCATGGGGTCAATGGGCTGTGCCTGTGATGTGGTGCATTTTAAACAACCGATCAGCACACCCAAGCGTGGGTAAAGCTGTTCATATTTAAGGAGAAGAAAATGGTTTATAGACTAAGCAGTTTTGATGACGTAGCTAAAGCATACAACGATATCAAGCCGATCAAAGGTGGTAGGGCTAGCCAAGACTTGCGCCCTCTTAACCAACGTCGGTACTGGTGGAATCGTGTGATGAAGTTAAGTGATACGAAGTATCTATTACTTGATGGTAACTGGGGATGGCATACTAATTTTACTGACGAACTGCGTGAACTAACTGCGCCGATCATGTGGGAACGTAAGGAAGATGGGGACTACATCACTATCCGTAACCATGCGAACGAGGGTATCTCGGTATCTCGTTATACGTTCTTACAGAGTCATTTACCTAAAGACCTGTTCTTTCACTATGACAATGGTAAGCATTTTGTAAAGCACCATCCAAGCGGTATAGACCATTACTTACCGAAGTTCAAGGGTGTTATGGATTGGCAAGCGGGTACGTTTGAGATGCACCAAGATAGTAAGATTGTGTTTAAGCATGATGGATGTAACCTTACACGGGTTAATGAACTGCAACCATATAAGACACGACGGGTAGATAAAGAACTTGATGCACAGTTTAAGCCGAAAGTAATGGAGTTCGTGGAGTGGATGCAATTAGTATTACCAATACTAGGTGAAACCCTTGTATCGGGGCGGGGTGAGTACGCATCTAAGATGACTAACGAGAGAGCGTATAGCTTTTACTACTGGAGTAACTATGTTGATGTTGAAGAAGTTAGACAGGTATTGCTTGACTCCGAACATGAGAAGCGTATGGCACTAGCAGTTTGTTTAGTCAATGATGTCAATGCAGTAGACAAGGAAGGGCGGTTTGCACCACAGCCTAACTTGTTATCACTACTCTATCCACGAGTGCGTAAGGTAGCGGGTTTGTTTGCAACAGAGTTACGATAGATAAATTAACAGGAGAATATGATGACAGTACGATTAGTAAATGTGTCGCAGTTTTTAGCAGATCAGCACCATGCAGAGATGCGTACCAAGCTGAAGCAACAGGCAATCGAAGCAAAATGGGATAGCTTCTTTGAGGGTGTACCATGCGTACCCGAGATCAAAGGGTTCATTGAAGAAATACAGAAGGCAATGCCGAATGTAAGGTTACTACCGATTGATACTGAGTATATGTCGTATGCGGTAACTGATGATGCGGGTGTGTATCAAACTACTAGAAATATTCGAGTATTCAACGAGTTTGCGGTGTACCTTGACGAGTTTCCGTTTGACATCGGTAGGATTAGCTACAAGGATAACGGCGCACGTAAAAAAGATATTAAGACCTATGGTGTTTATAGTCGCAAGATTACTAACGCTAAGTATGCGTACCATCGTGACCAGCACCATATGGTTACAGCAACGGATGTAAAAAAAGCTATGAAGAATGTATCTAAATACTTTATACCCTATTCGACTAAGGAATTAGCACAGGCTTTCTATGAACCTATCAAAATCAACGTAGCCAAGGCGGGAGATGTATTGATGCGGGAGTTACGTACTAAAGTTGACCCCGTTGTTCATGACTATGAGGGACTAGCTAGGGAAATCTATGCACTAAAACAACAGGGGGTAGAGTTTAAGTCAGATAAGTTTAGGCAAGTAGCAGAGAACATGGCGGACGTGGTTGAACGCTATGAAGTCGAGCAAAACCGAAGTACGGGGGCTATCTTTGTACGCTTCTACGAGGTAGATGGTCAGACGTTTTTTAGTACCCAACAAGTAATTGAAGTAAAAAAGCACCATCATCAGCTATGCGGTACAGAGGAAGGCAAGATCGAGGGTAAACCCGTATCTGAGATTCCGGAGGACATCATGAGTGCGGTGTCGGTACTCAGTATTCTCAATAACGATCAGTACGTTGCCAATGTTGGCATGAAATTAAACGAGAAACATTTTTGGATTGAGAGAGGTTAATATGACATACCAAAGCCCACAAGCTAGACGTGAACAGAGTATGTATATCAGTATATTCTGTGACTTAGGTCGTTGCCGATTTACCGATAAAAATGGGGAGAGGTTAATCTCAGCACCCGAGGAAGAAATCCATCGGTACATAGAGATGATGAAAGAAGCCCCTGTCTATCGGATTAAGATTCATGAGGATAGTAGCGTAGAAACAACATGCTACGATATGCTTGATAATTTTAAGCCTGAGTTGGATAATCATTATGAACATTTGGATGATTTACCCGATTGGGTGCAGAACAAACTTGCAGTGCTGATGTTACTTGACCACAGGGTTAATAACGAAGAAGTTAAGGATATCGGCAGACGTATCAGCGAGGATATTTATTGGGTGTTTAAGAGAGAGAACGATGGCGGCAACCCCCGAAGCGAAGGTTAAAAAAGCGGTGCGCCAAGTCCTTGATGGGCTTGGTGCTTACTATGTGATGCCAGTGACAGGGGGGTTTGGGAACCAAGGTGCGCCTGACTTCCTAATTTGCATCAAGGGAAGGTTTTTCGGTATAGAATGTAAAGCTGGAAAGAACAAGCCAACTGCCTTACAAGAACTCAATCTTAAAAAGATTATAGAGTCAGGGGGAGTGGCATTAGTAGTAAGGGAAGACGACGTAAAGTATCTTCCCTCTTTATTAACAACAGGAGAATTAAATGAGAAAGAAAGCAACACCAAAACTTAGCAGTAATGTTACATCTGCATTTGACCGAGAAGCCCATGCTAAGGTTGCAGAACTTGAAGCCACAGTAGTACAGTACCACGAGTGGTGTGTCGAATGGCGCAGACTTAACGATAGCTTGGAAGAAGAACTCCAACGTACACAATTCATGCTGATGGATGCCCAAGCAATTATTGGATATCTAGAAGGAAAGATATATAACTCATGAAGAAGTTATGTGTAGTCAACTTTTGGGAGGGTGCATTTGATGGGGATTTCTTTGACTTCTTTTTTAATGCTTGTTTTGATAGTGTTATTTATACTAATAATCCACATGACGCTGATCTCATTATCACTTCAGTATTTGGAAATGTTGCTACCGATCCAGCTAAAACGCTTGCCTACATTGGGGAGAATATTCGCCCTAATTTTATTGGCTACAATCATAGCCTGTCTTTTGATTGGGACAATTATGGGGGGCGCAATCATCGTCTACCTCTTTGGTACTCACGGTTAGCATGGGATGGCTTTGAACAAAAGCCCCGTAAAGATAACATGCACAACCACGGGTATGAACAACTCATTCCCATTAAACCGTTAACACAACGTCGTAAGTTAGACATTGCAAGCAAGGATAAGTTCTGCGCTTTGATTGCCAACAACCCTGAAGGCTTACGCATTAACTTGTACAACTCTATTTCAAAGTATAAGCAAGTCGATGGCTATGGCAATATGTTTGGTAACCCCCTGCGTAAATCTAAGTTCGCTATCCTACCTGAATATAGGTTCTGCTTGTGTCCTGAGAACTCTATCTATGATGGTTACATTACAGAGAAGCTGATTGATGCGTATGCCGGACTGACTGTACCTGTTTATAGTGGTGATGCGTCTGTGGCTGAAGATTTTAATTACATGGCTTTCTTAAACTACCAAGAGTTTAAAGACATGAATAGGTTTGTAGAGTACGTTAGAGGGTGGGATGGTAACCAAGAAATGTATAAACATACATACGAACAACCCTTATTAACTAAAGAACCTAGTCTTGATGGGGCAATCGCCTTTGTACGGAGCATAGTGAAATGAGCTTTGGTCAATTAAAAGAAGAGTATGAGATGAGTCAAATGGAAGTAGCGGAAAAGCTATTCCTTAACATACAGACTGTACGTTCTACTGAAAAACGGGCAATAGAAAAATTTAAAAAAGCCTTGGCTGAACGGGGTTTTACACTAGAAGATTGGTTAGAGAACTGTAAATGAAAGAAGAAATACAAAAGCTGATTGATTCTTTGCGCCCTGTTAAAACCAAGTTCGATCTTATTCGAGTGGGTGGAGATAATGATGGTGGCTACTTACTGCCTAACGACTTATCAGGTATCACCGCATGCTTCTCGCCAGGAGTAGACGTTACCGCATCATTTGAAATAGACCTTTGTAAGCGTGGTATTGGTTCTCACCTCGCTGATGCTTCAGTTGATAGTGCGCCTAAAGGATTTACCCCCCGTTCGTTTACCAAGAAATATTTGGGTGGGTACAACGATGATACCCATATGACTTTAGCCGCATGGATGTATGAACAAAGGGCTTTCATGGGGGACTTCATATTACAGATGGATATAGAAGGTGGCGAATATACAACATTATTATGTACACCGCCTGATGTGTTACGAAAGTTTAGAATCATTGCAGTAGAGATTCACAATGTGCAGACGTGGTTTACCCCGTTAGCTTGGCCTGTGGTAACAACTTTCTTTGAGAAGCTACTAGAAGATTTTTATGTAGTACACAACCATCCTAATAACAACTGCCCATTTATAGTAGTGGATGACATCATCATGCCGACAGTATTTGAATTAACTTTATTGCGTAAAGATAGAACGATTGCGTTAGATTATTGTGACGAGTTCCCTCACCCATTAGATCAACCAAACGTATTAGATAAACCTAATTATTCCTTACCTGAAGGATGGTATAAATGAGAGAAGAAGATTGGATTGTAGTTTTTTTAATAATGAACGCTATTGTTTTGACATGGCTGTGGAGAAAATGTAAATGAACCTATATGAAATTACTTTGTATGAAACCGTTAAGAGAACTTTGATATATGAAGTCAAAGCTAGAGGCGAGAAAGAAGCTAAAAGAAAAGCTAAAAGACTTTATAAGTATGAAAAAGAAGATGAAGTGTGGGTTACTGGATATAGCATTAGCGAAGATGCTGGTGCTCTAATATTAGCAAATGATGTCTCCGTGGAGGAGGATGAATGAAAGAGAAGTATGGAATAGTACATAGCGATAGCCCCGTCATGGAGTTAACAACCATGATTGGATGCCCGTTGATGTGTACCTTTTGCCCCCAAGATAACTTAAGAGATAGCTATGGTACGTCTACTAAGTATCTACAACCTATGGACTTGATGACTGTATTAGCTAAGTTACCAAGGAATACCCGCATTGACTTTTCAGGTATGTCAGAGCCTTGGGCTAACCCCGAATGTACACAGATGTTAGAGATGGTTTTGTATATGGGTTTTAAAGTAGCTATCTATACAACCTTGTATGGTATGGAAAACCCTGAAAGAGTTAAGAAAGTAATTGAGTCACACCCCAAGCAAATAGAAGTGGTGATGCTACATCTCCCTGATGCCAACGGAAACATGAAAGGCTGGAAGAATAGCGACGAATGGATGAAAGCATTACGGATAATGGCTACCCTTGATATTCCTTGCGGAGTAGGTGCGATGACTATGGATAAGTCAGGTGTTGTGCATCCTGATCTACAACCTATTGTGGGGCAATTATCAGGGTGGGTAGGACATACTAGGGCAGATAGCCTTGATGTGGAGCAGATTAAAGGGCAAGTCATTAGCATTACACCGCATAATGAGTTCTCACTAACTTGTAAGTCAACACCGTTTTATGATCGGAATGTTCTTCTTCCTGATGGCTCTGTGGTTCTATGTTGCATGGACTACAACCTCACTCATGTTATAGGCAATCTTTTAACGCAGACCTACGACGAGATATTTCAAAGCAAGCCTTTGCTAGATTTGATTGCCCTAAACGAAGCCCCTGAATTTAGTAAGTGCAGTATTTGTAAATCATGCGAGAACGTGAGGAATATATGAACAATGAACGCAGTCTTGCCAAAGAAATAACAGAAGGATTTGAAGCACTTAAATCTATGAGAAACAATGATATGAACTTAAGAGATGAGTTTGCCATAAGAATACTGGCTGGTATGTGTGCTGGTGATTGGAAGTTTGATACATCAGTTAAAAGTTGGGATGAAGTAGCCGTAGCCCGTGCTTATCAGATAGCTGATGCAATGATTAAAGAGCGTGAGATTAGTAATGTTTAAAAACATTGTAATAGTGGTACTTCTTATTATTGTATTTGTTTACTTTTGGGGGGATAGCCCTGCCCAAGAATGTCCTGTGGAAAAGAAAACCCCACGATGGGAAGGCAACTGCATCATTCAAAAGAGTGGTGACTCGGAGATAAAGACATGCGGATAATGGTAATTACCCCGACTACTGGGAAAGCCGTAGCAGAACAAGCTATTGCTAGTGTGCAAAATCAAACCATACCGACAGAACATTTAGTTGTTTATGACGGTGAAGAGGCTTTTGAGATTGGTGCGTTTGGTTGTGAACATTCAATCATATTGCCCGAAAACGTAGGGGGTAATGGCTGGTACGGACACCGAGTCTATGCGGCTATGCCACTAATGGTAAACGCTGATTACATCCTATTCTTAGATGAGGATAATTGGTTCGAACCAAATCATGTGGAAACCATGATTAATAAGATTAAAAGTAAAGACTTGATGTGGGCTTATAGTTTGAGGAAGATATACGATGAACGAGGACAATATGTTTGCGATGATGATTGCGAGGCACTCGGTAGATACCCGACGTTTTACGATCATACTGTCAACTTTGTTGATACTAACTGCTATTGCTTTAAGCGTGAGTATTTGGTCAGTATTGCTCATTCTTTCTACGGGCAGTGG